CACCAATTTTGCCGCGCTCGCCGGCTCGCCGCCACGCGCCACCAACGTCAAGCAGATCGGCGATTTCCTGTTCCTGTCAGGATTGGCCGATAGCTCGGGTTACAACAAGCGCAGCATCATCTGGTCGGCGATCAACGACATCACAGGATGGACCATCGGCCTTAACCTCTGCGACACGCAAGAAATGCCAGACGGAGGTCCGGTGCAAGGCGTGGCCGGCGGGGAGATCGGTTACATCCTGCAGGATCGCGCGATCCGCACGCTGCAGTTCATGCCCGGCGACACCACCTACATTTTTAGTATCTCGCGGGTGCTGGACGACCGCGGCTGCGTGAGCAAGTACGGCTTCGATAGCATCGGCAACGTGCTGTATTTCGTGAGTGAGGACGGCTTCTACAGCATGACCGGCCAGCAAGTCACGTCGATCGGTCAGGACAAGGTCAACGAGTGGTGGTTGGCGAATTCCGACATGACCCGGCGCAATGTCGTGCATTGCCTTGCCGGTGTGAACAAGCCGCGGATTGTGTGGGTCTATCACTCGGGTGATGCCGCACCAATGTACGACAAGCAGATCATCTTTGATTGGAGTAACGCCCGCTGGGCCAAGTCTTCGATTTCTGCTTGGGTCTGGGGATTGCTGGCGTCCGACAGCCTCGATCTCGACACGACCGGCCCGGAGACTGGCGATGCCCTGTTGGACAGCACCGCGCCATCGCTTGACAGTTTCGGCTATGTCGGTGGCCGGCCGCTAATCGGCGCCATTAACCCCGGAGGGTTCCTGTCGGCGCTGACCGGCCCCAATCTGCCGGCAACCATGGAAACCGCCGAGGTGCATCTGTCGCCTGGGATGCGTTCATTCGTCAGTGATGCCTACCCACTGGATGATGTGCGCGACGATGCGTCAGGCACCGTTGCTGCCGGCACCCGCGAGCGGTTGCAAGATGCGCCGGTTTGGGAGCCACCAGTGATGATCGAGATCACGGGTTCGGCGGCGCTGTATTCCTCGGCGCGGTTGCATCGCTTCCGCCGTTATATCCCAGGCGCCATGGTGTGGACGCATGCTCAAGGTGTGGTGATCGAGGCGCAGCAGGATGGCACAGTTGCATGACCGATTGGGCGCCGGCGCCATTCCGCATTAAATTCGACGAGGCCCGTGATCCCTACACCGCGCGCAATGCACTCGGCATCATGGGATCGGGTGCCGGCTTCATCACATCGGTCACGGCGCCGCTATCGGTTACCGGCGGCAATCTATCGATCGATCTAGCTACGTTTAGCGGGCCATGGGCGGCTTATACGCCAACGCTTGCCGCTGGTAGCGGCACACTGACATCGGCCGCGGCCACTGGCCGGTTTATCAAAATCGGCAAGAACGTGAGTTTCAGCATCCGCATTGCCATCACCACCAACGGCACGGCGGACCTCTACATCACCGCAACCCTGCCGGTGACAGCCTTCGCTGCCAGTCAGGCGCTGGCCGGCTACCACGAAACCAACACCGAGGTGATGTCAGCGGTGATCCTGTCCGGTGCCCCGACAGTCGCACGGATCAAGAATTCCGCCGGCGAGTATCCCGGTGCCAACGGTGCAGCGTTCGTTATCTCTGGAACCTATGAGGCGGCCTGATGGCATCACCCGGTGAAGACGTTCAAGCCTGGAGCACAACGGCGGCGACCAATGCTACCGCTGATCCGCTAATCAATTGGGCCGAGGGTCAGCCGCGCGCGAGCGTGAACAATTCGGCGCGCTCGCAGATGGCGGCGCACGCCAAAAAACGTAATCTCGAGAACGGCTCCATCACCACCGGCGGTGCCGCCAATGCCCAAACTTTTACTTCGGGCGTGGGATACACCACACCCATTCCGACCGGCTTGTGGGTGCGGCTCAAGGCGGGCTTCACCAATACCGGCGCCGTGACGCTCAACATGGACGGCATCGGCGCGGTGGCAATCAAGGATCAATTTGGCCTCGATCCCGGCGCTGGAGCATTGACCACCGGGCAATATGTTGAGTTGCTCTACAACGGCACCAACTGGATTTTGCTGCGACAAAATGCAGGCGGCGGTACAGTTCCGCAGTGTGGCCGGCTGATATTTGTTAGTGCCACAGCACTGTCGTTCGCGCCGTACAACGGGGATCAGATCAAAATCAATGGCGTGTTTTACTCGATACCCGCGGCAGGAATTGCCGGACTTGCCAACACCGGCGTATTCGTGGGCGGCGTGGCCGCGCAGAACCTTGTCGCTAATGGTGATTACAACGTCTATGCATTCAATAATTCTGGCGTCATCACCGCGGATTTTGTCGGCTCCGTTGGCACCCCTCATGCCACCAGCACGACTGCCGGCAATGTCGGCACCGAGATCAAGAGCAGCGATGACAGCCGCACATTGATCGGCAAGGTTACCACCAATGCTGCCGCGCAATTTGAAAATTTAGCAACCTCGCGCCTGGTCATTAGTTGGTTCAATCGCCGATCGATAGGCGTCATTAGCAATGTTTCAAATTCGAATACAACGTCGACCACGACCATTGAATTGTCCACCGCCTGGCGCGCCAAGTTTTTAACCTGGGGTATTGACGACCTTCCTGTTGTCATAGCGGGCTACGGCCGCAACACCGTAGCGGGGCAGTTTATTATTGCCAACATCGGGCTCGACGGAGCAACGCCAATCCTGCCGCCCTTGATCGCCAGTTCCGACAACGCTGGTTCCAATAGGATCATTGGCGCGGGTGGCATGGCCATTCTCTCGGAAGGAGTGCACTTCATCACGCTGCTTGGCGCCGTGAGCGGTGCAACTGGCGAGTTCTTCTGCAACTGCTCCGCTGTGATCAGAGGATAATACGATGGCAAAGCCACTTGGCCCCACCTTCGGCAATGAAGTGATCGCAGCTGGCCTTGGCGGCTTGCCGTTTTCCTGGGGTGATACTGACGAAACGATCAGCGGACGCGAGAACCTTGACGTCGCGCAGAACGCGACGCTTGACGGTGTGATTGCAGCGCACGATCCGACCAAGCAGATTGTATCCGCGCCCGCGCCATCCACTGCGGTGCTGTTCAACCACGAAAACCGGCTGCGGACATTCGAGGGCGTGCCGCCAATAACGCTCGGCGATTTCCGGCAGCAGAACGGACTATAGTTGCGCCTCGTTGCGATCCCGCTGAACGAGCATGAGGCGTGGGCGCATCACTGGTTGCCGTTCCTGCCGCGCATTGCCAAACGCTCGCATGAGAGTGTGCTCGACCTGATCGGGCAAATCCGGCGGCGCGAGGTGCGGCTGCTGTTAGTGATGGATGATGAGATAGCGCGGGCGCTGGTCGGTGTTCGCATCCATCAAATGGGCGGCAAAACTTGCGGCGATATGATCTGGCTTGCCGGCTTTGGCCGCGAGCAGTGGCAGGAGTTGCTGCCGGAATTCGAGCAGATGCTACGCGATGCCGGCTGTGTCATGTGTCGGCCGGTGTGCCGGCCCGGCTGGTCGCGGTATCTCAAGCAGCGAGGCTATCGCTTGAAACACGTCATCATGGAGAAACCGCTATGAGCAGCGGCGGCCAAACCCCAGTTACCCAGCAGACCCAACAAACCCGCGATCCATGGGCGCCATCGCAAATAGGTTTGCAGACGGCGATGAATAATTCCATGGCCCTTTTCAACTCCGACATCGGCTACCAGCCCTGGACTGGGGCAACGCAGCAGCCCATCAATATGTACACGCAGATGGGCCTCACCGATATGTCCAACACGCTCGGGGGGGATGCCGCTGCGGGCGGCACGCAAGGCGTTTTGGCAGGGCGTCAGCTTGGTCTGAACCAAATCAACGATCGGGGCCTGAGCCCGGAACTGCGCTCCCTCTACGATCAGGCGCAGGGCGATCAGAACCCGTATTTGCAGAATATCCTCGACACCAGCAACCGGCAGATCAGCAACAAGATCGGCTCGTCCATGAGTGGCGCCGGCCGCTACGGCAGCGGCATGCACACAGATACTGCTGCACGCGCCATGGCGGAAGCGGCTGACCCGATCCTGGCGCAAGACTATGCCCGCCGGCAGCAGCAGATGCAG